GAAGCATACAGCAAACACGGCTTCAACATCCACGGAGTTGTGTTTGATGAACTGCATACGCAGTCGTACCCAACTTAGGGAACCGTTTCTCATATAAAATCGATGATGCCGACACCCCAAAAGAAAACAGAAATCTGATTATCTCGTAATTCAAACGAGATCTTTTTGTTTTCTGCACTGACCTGACCAACTTCGATCTTTTCAATAAAGTCTGTCAGAACTTCGGGAGTGAGTTCCCATACGGCATCATACTTTCTGATTGCTGCATAAAGAAGCTGAATTTTTTCATCTGTTTCATTTTCACGGTTCAGCTTTGTAATGAGGTCAATTATCAGCTTGTTGAGCTGTTCTTTTTCCTCATCATACGTTTTCTTCAGACTCGCAAATAATGAGCCGTCAATTTCGCCTCTGACCTTTGCTTCAAATAAACCCTGAATATACTTGTCGATCTCCGCCGTGCGAGCCTGAGCCTTGTCCAGTTCTTCTTGTATTACTGCTTTGCTGCCGTCAGACTGTTCCTCTAACGCTTTGCTGATGTTCTGCCTGAACTCGGCAGGATTGCTTTTCGCAAAGGCAAGAACCTTCTGTATTCTGGCTAATACCTCAGCTTGCAAATACATTTCAGGTACGCCATGGAAACAGCAGCCTTTGCTTTTGCGGTAAGTGGAACACTCATAAGCCGGGAGTGATCTCTTTCCTTTCAGATAGCATTGTCTGCCGTGCATTCTGCTGTGGCAATCCATACAATAGAGATAGTCCGCAAAGAGATAGCTGTGTACGTTTCTCGTGTGTCTGATCTCCTTTGCGATTTTGTCCTGCACTTTCTGAAAGGTTTCCCTGTCAATGATCGCAGGGTGCGTATTCGGAAAGATCCTCCACTTGTCATCGCTGTTGTGAATGACTTTCTTATTCTTGTATGACGTGATTTCCGTTCGGAAATTAACCGTATCACCGATATATTCCCGATGCTGCAGAATACCCCTTACTACAGATGCACTCCATACACACAGATCGTCAGCTTCCACCTTGATGCCTTTTGCCAGCCGTCTGTGATAGGTCGGTTTTGGTACACCCTCAGCCTTGAGAATTTTCGCAATCTGATACATCCCAAAAGATTGGTTGAGGTACAAATCAAAGATTTTGCGAACCACATTAGCCGCAGATTCATCGATCAGCCATTTCTGCTTATCCTCCGGTGTATTGTAATACCCATAAGGAAGCTTTGATGCAATAGCCTGACCGCTGTTGCCTTTCTGACGTATCATAGCACGAACCTTTTTGGAAATATCACGGCTGTACCATTCATTCATCAGATTATGGATCGGCAGCAGATCGTTCATTCCCTTGGCAGAATCCACGTTATCACTGATCGCAATAAAGCGAACGTTGTGCTTTGGAAATTCCATCTCTACATACTGACCGACCATGAGATAATTTCTTCCCAGACGGCTCATATCCTTGACGATCACAGTGGAAACAAGTCCTTTCTGAATGTCACCGAGCATACGCTGAAAATCAGGACGATTGAAATTTGTGCCTGTATATCCGTCATCTGCATAGTAAGATAGATTGGTAAAGCCATTGGATTCGGCATAGCTTCTGAGCAGCGACTTCTGATGTTCAATGCTGCCACTCTCTGCGTCAATTCCGTCATCATAAGAAAATCTGACGTATAAAGCAGTGATTTTTCCTGTCTGCATAAGTATTTCCTCCTATACCGACAGGCTTAAAATTGCTGCTTTCATTATATCACAGAAAGAATTTCAGGGCAACGATAAACCTCAAATTGTCGCCTGATTGTCGCCCAATCGTCGCTGTTTGTAACTCAATTGCAGCAATCAGATAAAATGCGTTCTCCATATTCAGTTTTCAAGATACTTCTGTCCAGTTCCTCATAAGCGATTATCCGCAGGAAGCAGAGATAGCGTTTGATTTTTCTTGACATTGCCTGTCTTGAAATGCCATTCGCTTTTGCAAATAATGAAACAGAACGATAATTGCCAAAATAGAAATTCGTTAAAAGAGCATATCCCTTTGGTTCTGAAACTTTCATTCTTGCAAGAGCATTCCATAAAGCAAGCTGTTGTATGTCAGGCTCTGTTTCTGAAATCAGAAGATTATCGTAATACGGAACCGTGTGATAATGCTCACGGGTGTTGATATACCGCTGGTGACGAATCATCTTTGCAAGTTCCGGGTCAGTTCCTATGGGGATAAAATAATCAGGATTCTGTCTGTACATCGCATTCCTCCATTTGTAACAGACAGGCTTTTCTTTGACGCCTATATTCTATCACAAGTGAAAACCTTTTTCAAGAGAGCTGATTTTTGCGGTTCCCCAATGAGAAACAAACCATAGGATAACTTGATTTCAGGGAAACGAAAAGGCTGCCGACAATGCGACAGCCCTTGATTTTTATGAAAGGATAACTTTTCTTAAATGCTTATATGACACTTCAAAATTGTTATAGCAGAATGCATAGAGGACATTTACACTGGAAAATCCTGTGATTCTGAAAATTTCATCAGCAGACATTCCTTGTCTGATATATTCTGTGATCAGCTTTTTTCTGAGTTCGATGACGATTGTATTGAAGTTGGTGTTTTCTCTTTGCAGTCCCTTTTTCATAATGTTGTAGGTCAGTCCAAGTTCCTCATAAACCTCATGAGGACGTTTGGTTACGATGTGATCGGCATATCGGCGTAGAAGTACAGCTTCGATTCTCTCCCGAAATGTTTTGTAGCTTACATCGACCAGCTCGTCTATAAATCCGATTTCATATATCTGAAATCTCAGAGGTTGTTTTCCATAGTTTACAGTACCTTTTTTCTCGTATACACCAACGATCACTTGCTTTATCAGTTTGCTGCATATTTCCTCTGTGATCTCAGAAAAATCTGCACTTTGAATAAAAGTCAGTATCTCAACAATCCCTGATGCGTTTTTCTTTCCGATCGCTAATTTTTCAGCAAGTATATTGACCTGATTTTGCAGATTGCTTTTCTCATCGCCATATTGTCTGCTTAGTGACAGGAAATCGTCCTGTGTGATCTCACCTCTAATCTTCGATTCAAAAAGTTCCTGCATATAGGAGTTGATCTCAGCAATTCTTTGATTGAAAACATCAATTTCTTTCTGTATATCTGAAATCTGATACACCCCAAGTTTTTCTTCTATTTCTTTTGGCTTAGAGAGGAGTGCTTGCTGCAGAGCGGTGATCTGATCTCTGAACATATTGCAAAGTGTCATTTCCCGAACCGAATGTGATTTGCAAGTCTGAAAGGATATTTTTTTCTGACAGTTATATGCGATCCCATCATATCCTTTTGCTACCTGAATCGCCATTCTTCCACCGCATTCGGAGCATCTGCATTTTCTGGCGAAAAAAGTGTTGTACTCATATTTTCGCTTGTCAAATTCCTTTTTTGGTCTTGCCAGACGAACCTGTGCTTTTTCAAACATTTCTCTCGGTACGATCGCATCATGCGTATCGTGAAATACAAGCCATTGGTCTTTTGGAATTCTCTCTATCTGTCTTGTTTTGAAAGAAACCGTTCGTGACTTGAAATTGACAGTATCACCGGCATATTCTGCCATGCCAAGCATTCTTGTTATCGTTGAAGTTGACCATGCATAAATTCTTGTCGGATCACACCGCTTTGAACCGGCGTATGCCGATGTAGTGAGAACTTTATGCTTTCTCAAATAGTTTGCAATCTGATATTCCGTCATCTCCTCATTGACAAATTTATCAAATATCATGTAGACAATGCCTGCAACTTTTTCGTCAATGATCCACTCATCTTTTGTGTCAGGTGCGATTTTGTAGCCATATACAGGACGTGTTTTGACAACACCGCCGTTCATCCCCTTATTTCGTTTGTAGGCAGTGACTTTTTTGGAAATATCGGCAGCATACATTTCAGCGAAAATACTCTCAAAAGCAAACAGATCGTTGTTTTCTTTTGTAGAATTGTAGTGATCTGTTACGCCGATTACTTTTACATCATACATGGGAAGTACAAGTTCCACATACTGACCGACAAGAATATAGTTTCGTCCGAAGCGGCTCATATCCTTGACAATAACTGTTCCGATCAGCCCATTTTTAATATCTTCAAGCATACGCTGAAAGTCAGGTCTGTTGAAATTTGTACCGCTGTATCCGTCATCAGCATAACAGCGAAGATTGGTGTATCCGTTATTTTCCGCATATTCTTTCAGTAACTCACGTTGATGTGTGATACTTGCATTTTCTTCCTCCTGCCCGTCATCTCGTGAGTATCGACAATACAATGCTGTAATTTTATTGAACATATACGAAGTCCTCCTGTGCATTATTCATTATTTAGAATAGCGCACAGGAGGACTTTTTTCAATAGTTATGGGAACATTGTCGCCAAAGTTTTAACGCATCGTTGCCGTACCGTTGCACTTGTAATCGAAGTGCAGCTTATTCAATTACGCCGATGTCTGCAAAGAAGATACGCACAGAAATTTCACTGCTGTCATTTTCATAGACCTCAATATGGTCGATAAGCTGTTCCATTATGACACGGTCATTTTCTGTAACTGTGCAGTTTGCAAAACGTTCGATCTTCTGTACAAAGTTATCAATGCCCATTTTCAGATCTTCCACTTTGTCAAGAATGACAAGCAGCTGAGAATTCTCGTCTGTCAGATTTCTTGCTTCATTGTTCAAAACATGAGTGATGTTATGAAATGTTTCCTCGTCAACTTTGCCCATAAGCTTATCTTCATACATCTTGGTTTCTGTCGTTCTGATTTGATTCAGTCTTTCCTGAATTGCTTTGATTCGTGAGTTAACCTGTCTGATATGTACAGATGTACGATGATTGATTGCACTGTAAATGAAACGACGGAACTCAATTTTTCCCTCTGAAAATTTCTCTTGCAGGAAAGTGATCTGATCCAGAACAGTTTTGATCAGATAGTCCTCACGAATGTAGTGTGCAGAACAAAGCTTTTCTTTTTTATACCGATTGCAGAGATAGATGTATGTAACGGTTGATTTTCTTTTCTTGCGATTGAGGTACATTCTGTTTTTACAATCGCCACAGAATACCATACTGTCAAGCAGATGAAATTGTTTTTCAGTTGAAATTCTCTTATTGGCGTTTCTTCTTTTCCGGGCTTTTTCAAACTCCTCACGGGAGATGATCGGTTCTTGTGTATCATGAATAATGACGTAATCCTCACGGCTGTTTTTACGGACTTTTTTATCTTTGAAGCTTGTATGATATGTTTTGAAATTTACCGTATCACCAACGTATTCCTGACGGTCAAGGATATTGATCACACTGCTGACACACCAATAGTATGGGTCTGCAACAGCACGAGAACCTTTGATTGCCTGCTTGTTATGATTGGACGGAGATATGAACTTATGCTCGGTAAGATATCTGCATATTTCAGTAGTGCCTTTGCCTGCGTTAAATAAACGGAATATCACTCTGACTGTTTCAGCAGCAGGCTCATCAATAATCCATTTGTGCTTATCTTCCGGATCAAGTTTGTAACCAAATGGAATCTTTGAGGTGATGTGCCTGCCACTGTCACTTTTTGCCCGAATGGACTGCTTCTGTTTGTTGGAAATATCCATTGCATAGAGTTCATTCAGCAGATTCCATACTGCAACAAGAAATCTGTCACCGCCATTGCTGTCAAAGTTTTCATTCACAGCGATGAACTGCGTGTTATAACGGGGAAATTCAAGGTCAATAAATCGACCTGTTTCAATATAGTTTCTTCCCAGACGGGATAAGTCCTTGACGAGAATCCGCTCGACCTGTCTGCTTTTCACAAGTGAGTACATCTCCTGAAATCCGGGTCTGTTGAAGTTTGTTCCGCTATAACCGTCATCTTTTATCACTTTTATATTTTGATAGGCATGATCATTGGCGTATTTCTGCAAGATTGCCAGCTGCGTGGTAATGCTGTTGCTGTCGCCGACTGCATCATCGTCTTTTGAGATTCTGACATACAGAATTGTATAACGTAAGTTGTCTTTCATAAAGACCTCCATAAAAAAAGTAGGTTGTTTTAATATAACCAACTTCTTGTGCGCACATGAAGGTTTTGGTTTGAGATATTATAGCACACCTAGGATACAAAAAACTGTATCGTGAACGTGTTTTCAGATTTTTATTATGAAATAATTGTAAACTTTACAATTATAGCGGTGCGGTTTTGCATGATATTTGCCATATAGAGTGAGGGGAAATCTGAACAGATTGAAAAATGGACTAACACAGCTGATCTGGAGTAGCAAGCAACGATGAAGATATTAACGTCCGTTAAATCTTCATCAGCTTGTTAGGGACACTCCGTTTTCCCTAAGACCCTTTTAGAACGTTGCTGACGCAACGAAAATCAACAACAGCATAGACATAAGAAAGTGAGATTTGAACAATAAACAGAAAAAAGCGTGACAAGAAGCTCATCTTTAAGGTCAATGAAGATGAGTGGAATATCATACAGAAACGTCTTGAAAAGTGTAACGTTTCAAACATGAGCGATCTTTTCAGACAGATGATGCTATATGGAATCTATCTCGAATACGACCATGAGGAACTGAAAAAAATACGGCAGGCGGTTATGCGTGTGGCGAACAACGTCAATCAGATTGCACACAGAGTAAACGCTACAAGCCGTATTTACAAACAGGAACTTTATGAGTTGCAGGAAGGAGTGACTGAGATATGGCAACAACTTCAATCCATCCAATCCGAGTTACAGAAGCTAAATCCCTCAAGTATATCATGAATCCTGATAAAGCGGCGTATGTTACACGATACGGCTGCTGGGGAAATGCAGCTGAGATTTCTGACGAATTCAGCAAACTGAGAAGCATGGGAAGAAACACAGGGAATGTTCTGAGTTATCATATCATACAGAGCTTTGCACCGAATGAAGCAACAGCGGAACAGATACATCAGGCAGGACTGATGCTATGCGACAAACTCCTTCAGGGTAAGTATCAATATGTTCTTACCACGCATACGGACAAAGACCATATCCATAATCACATTATTTTCTGCAAAACTAATATGGAAAACTACAAAACGTTTGGTACACTCATGGATACCAAACATAATCCTGCGTGGAAGAAAATCCGTCAGATTTCTGATGAGATATGCAAAGAAATGGGATTGTCTGTTGTTGCATATGAGGAAATCGGTAAGGGAATTTCGCACTATGAATGGACAAAACAGCAGCAAGGTTTATCATGGAAAGAAAAACTTCGCTATGAACTGGACTGTATCATTCTGCGGTCTGATACGTTTGAGGACTTTCTTGAAAAGTGCAGATTAAACGGAATCGAAACAGTTTACAAACCAGAAAACACGATTTCTCTTAAATTTCGTATGCAGGGACAACGACGCTTTGTCCGAGCAAAAACGCTGGGATATTACTATCTTCCTGAGAATATTCAGCGTAGAATCAGACAGTTTTCATCGCACAGAAAGATGATTCTTGACCGTGATAAGTTTGATAACAGAGGCTTGCAGTATTGGGCAGATATTCAGAATATGAAGAACGTAGCCCAGATGATAAATCTGCTTGAAAGTTACAATGTTCACAGCACATCAGAGTTGAAACCGACCACCATGACCGTTATGGCACGGCGTGGAATGATTACGCAGAGCATCGAAAATCTGGATAAAAAGATAAACACTTTGTCAGAACAGATAGAACTTGTCCGACAATTTCAACGCAGTAAACCGTATCATGACAAGTATAAGTCCCTTTCAGCATGGAAACAAAAAGAATATGCAAAGAAAAACGCTCCTGTACTGGAGAAGTACAAGAGCGTTGGAAGTCAGTTAAAATTATTGTATCCGGACGGCAGATTTCCGTCAGAAATGGTGCTTGACCGTCAAAGGCAGGCGTTGTATGAGGAACGGGAAAAACTCTATGAAGAATACCGTTATCTCAAAAAAGAGTATGCTGATTTGGATAAGGCAAGTCAGACCATTGACGATTATCTTGTAAGTTTGCGTGATGAGCCTGAACAAAAAAGGAAAAAGGGAGAGTTAGAATAGCCATACAAACTTGAAGTTATAGTGCAATCTTTTTCCATTTTCTAATCTTGGTTCTAAAGGTTCCGAACGGAGCAACTGTATTAACATGTATGAATTTGTATACTTCCCAGACAGCTGTTTTAGTTGCTTCGTCAGCCCATTTTCTCATATGTGGTTTAAATAATTCTTCCTCACTCAGAGAATCAATCATTACATAAATAGAGTTGATATTCTCATTCAATCTGTCTTTCAATTCTTGCAGTGACAGCTGAGCA